GATTTTCAATATTTGCTACATTTGTGCCAATTATTTCGCTTGCCTTTTTAGCTGCCGCACCAGTATCTAAATTGATACCACCAATAGTGACGTTGCCTGTGCCTTTACCAGCACCTTCAACCTTTTTAGTTGCGTATTCAAGCATACGTTTTTGGAATGGTTCAGTGCCTGGCTTCAAACCCGCAAGAATTAAAGTTTTAGAAAATTCTGTGTATTTCTCAGGATCAGGGCCTTTGTATATTTCGACACCAGAAACTCTATCTACTAAAGAATTTCCAATAACAACAGTTCTTTTGGATGTGTCATCTAACTTTTCTAATTCAACTAATTGAGTTGTAAGAACTCGACTTGCACGAGTATTCTCTGGTGTTTGTTCTTGCATCCGAAGTTGATCTAACTGATCTGTAATCCGAGCTTTCTCATTAGCAATCACAATTTCTTTGGGGACTGCTTGTTGACGCTCACGAGTAGCCTGAGCTTCAGACGCTTTTGCTGACGCTAAACGCTGTTGTGTTTGAGCCATACTTTCTTGAGCTTGACGAGCATATTGAGCCAATGCCATAGCACCTTGTTGATCTCCCATCTGAGCAAGAGTTTTAGCTCCATTTAACAAAGAAGTAGGATCAGATTGATCTAGTTGACCAAGAACTTGTTGTCTAGTGCTGATTAGCTTTAATTGTGGGTCTTCTACACCCAAAGCACCCGCAATAGCCCCACCAAGCCCTCTAGCACCTGCATAGGTCATTGCCGCACCCGCTTCACCAGGAGTCAGTTTGGCAAGGTCAATACCCTCACGCAAAGCACTTTTGCGTTGTTGCTCACCATACATTTCAGGAGTCAGCCCAAACAAACCCGCTACGATATTTTCTGCCATGATGATTCCTTACAAGAATTGAGACATGAGGTCTTGGTTGCCATAATAAGTACCAGTACCAAATGTTGTTGCTGGCGCACTCATAGCCGTAACGGGCGGTACACCACTAAACAAACCACCCACATATTGCCCCAATGCAGGGTTAGCTGCCAAACCACTTATTGCAGAGGCGTATGGGTTTCTAGTTGCGTCTGCACCAGTAGCTAGAGCAACGCTTTGACCCGCACCCGTTAAGCCTAAACGACCTACGTTGTAACCTGCTGTAGACGTTTCTTTACCAAGACCAACGCCCAATTGGAAGGGTTGTTGTGCAGCAGTCTCAAGACCTTGAACTTGTCCCAAAGCAGTCGTATAAGGTGCATAAGCCGCTTGTTGACCACCATAGTATTGACCCATAGCTTGTGAGCCTTGACCCAATAGACCCGCACCAAACAACACATTTTGTTGACCATACTGTTGAGCATTAGCCGCCAATTGAGCCTCTTGTTGAGCACGAGCGTTAAACAATGCTTGTAACTCAGGAGTTGTAGCACCCAAAGCACCACCTTGGGCAACAGAAAGACCACCACGACCTTGTTGTTGTAGTCTGTTTTGCAGATTAGCAAGTTCAGTCTCTCTGCCTGGTTGCAACAAAGCCATTTGAGAAGCTAAATAGTTCTTAGCAACATCTTCAGGCTTTTCAGCAAGATAACCTTGACCAAGTTTAAACAAACTCTGAGCGCCTGTTTGGAGTGGTTCAAAGGCTTTCTGTGCGCCTTCTGCTTGTTGAATACCAGACTCAGCTAGTTTGACAAATCTATCTTGAGCCGCTTTAGCTTCAGGACTTAGCGTATATCCTGCGCTTGTTAATTGCCCTGTTACGGGATCAAAACCAAACTGAGAAGCACCAAACCTAGTAGTCATGCCAATAGGTCTAAACTGAGCCGCTTGTTTGGCAGCAGCAGTCTCTCTATCAATCATAGCTTGCGCTTTGACAGCTGCTTCTTTAGACGTTTGTTGTTGCAGAAGACCACCAGCGGTTTGTGCAGTACTTGCCAATAAAGCGGCAATTTGAGCTGTTGTTAAACCTGCTTTTACCAAGTCTGTAACTGGAGGAATAACAGGAGGGATAACTGTCGGAGGAATTACAGGTGGCACTACAGGAGGTACAACTGGAGGCACAACGGGTGGTACTACAGGAGGAACAACGGGTGGTACTACAGGCGGCACTACAGGTGGAACAATGGGTGGTACAACAGTAGGAGTTAGCAAGCCAGGTATAGTTGCTGGTGGTGTCCCTGCTAAAGCACCGCCTCCTATAGCTAAATCTTGAGCAGTTAATGCCGCAATTTGAGCCGCTGTCAAACCAGTTGCGCCAACAGTAGCATTAGCTAAAGCCGCATCAAATGCAGGAACTCCTGACAAAACACCCTCGCCTAAAAATGCCCCATTACCAATAGGCAAACCAAAAGCAGGGTTAAATGCCCCACCAGCCGCTGTAAAAGCCGTATCAAAGGCTGGAATACCTGAAGCAACGCCTTCGCCTAAAAAAGCACCATTACCTATTGCAGGAGCACCAGCCGCACCCGCATTCAATAAAGTTGGCAATCCAAAGAGTACAGCCGCACCTAGTGCAAACTCTTTTAGACCACTTTTAACTTCTTGTTGAGTGCCAGTTTTCTCTACTTCACCAGTAGGTGTGTATTGGGTGTACGCTCCACCAGCCCTGTTATCAGTAGCTTTGTAGGTAATAACATTCTCAATACCACCAACCTGTTGATCCATTCCAGAACCACTTACTTGGTAAACAGGCTGAACAATGGTATCGCCAAGGGTTACAGTTTGACCTTGAGGAACAGTAGCCGCTGCACGAGCCGCAACTGCACCCTCATCTAACCCAACAGCTTGAGCCATTTGAGCAGGAGAGACTCCATACGTTTCCATAGCCTTGACGATATCGGCATCACTCATGCCTGGATTAGTAAGCAAGAAATCTATAATTTGCTGATTCGTTACGGCCATGATATTTTCCTTTATGCGGATGCAGCTTGCAATGGTGCAAGGTCTTCAGTTGTCCAATGATATTTTTTCATTCTTCTCATCCTATTTACAAGTGTTGTGTAAGGCATTTCAAAAAATTCAGCCATATCTTTTATGCAATCAAACTCTTGTCCATTAAAAGAAACTTTAATTGCCTTTGGATTTAATCCTCTTGGCAATGAACTTTTAATACGTCTCTCAGGACTTAACTTTCTTCCAGTTAATGCTTTTGATATTTTATCGCCAACGCCTAATTTTTTTGCGCTATTGTTTTCGCCAAGTTGTCGTTCTCTAACAATATGCTTGTATGTTTCCATTGTACAAGTCATTGTTTTACTAAACTTTATTCTTGCCTCATCAGTATGCCGATAACCAGATGCACCCTCTCCACCATCTGTAATATTGGCAAGAGATGCGCCTTGTGATTTAAGTTTTGCAATCAATTCTTGTTCAGCCAAAAAAGCAAGTTCTTCATCAATTTTATCAACAACAATACGAACATCAAAACCGCCAGCTTTTGCAACAACTCGTTTCCAATGCTGATTCCTACGTCTCGCTTCAAAACACCTACGCCCCTTACCTTTGCCAACATAAAAGACGGCATTAGTATCAAGTCGGATGTGTTCGTAAACGTAAAACATTATTTTTAAGCGTTAATAGCCGAATGGAAAGGAGTCAAATCCTCATTTGTCCAATACGTCTTTGCAACCATGATTTTCAAATGTTCTTTGTTGCGTGACAGGCAATCAGCCCATTCAGCATCAGTCATGCGTTCTGGCTTGCCACCATTGATTAGGTTCACGCTATCCATTGCGGCAGAGTAGTGCTGTGCAATTTGTTCGGGTGTTTGGTTTTCCATGATTAGTTTCCTTCAAGTTGTTTAACACGGGCAGACAATTCTTTGACTGCGTTAATTAAGTACCAAGTCAAATTATCTGCATCAACAGTCATTACACCAGTAGATTCAGTTTTTACGCACTCAGGCAAGATTTGTTTAAGTTCTTGAGCAATAACACCAAGTTGAACACCAGACTTTTGAATTGCATCAGTTGGCTTGAGTTCGGCATCAACTTCATCGGGCAAACGATACTCAAAGTTGCGTACACGAATAGAGTTGATTGCACTTAAGCCAACTGTATTGTCAACAATGTTTTTCTTAAGGCGTTGGTCTGATGTGGTTGACCATGAAGATGAGTTATTGCCTTGGTAAACACCACCACTATTAGGATTTATAAAGCCAGTTGAATTGCCCTTGCTTGTGCTATTCGCACCGACAACAATCGAATGCTGTTCTGCCGCTGCTGCCGCTGCTGCATTAGTTCCAACATAGATATTGTTATAGCCAGTTGTTAAAGCTGTGCCTGTATATCCAGCACCAGTTCCTATAATAGTATTAGAACCGCCAGTTGTTGCACTTCTTCCAGCATTTTGGCCTACAAAAACCGATGATTCGCCAGTTGTAGTTCCATAACCAGCACCTGAACCCACAGCGGTGTTGTAACTTGCGGTGTTTAAATAAAGTGCCTGATAACCTGCTGCGGTTGAGTCGCTTGCTGTGGTGTTTCTTGATAAAGCACCAGCACCCAAAGCCGTATTAGATGCGCCTGTCGTGTTTGAGTACATAGCAGGATACCCACTAGCCTCTTGGCAACCTACAGCAACATTGTTTGCGCCTGTGGTATTTGCCTGTAATGTGGCATAGCCGACCGCAGTTCCATCATTTACTGTGTTGACTAAAAGTGAGTTCATGCCAACAGCAGTTATGCGGGTTGCAGTTGTGCTTGTTTTAGCCGCTTGATAACCCACAGCCGTATTAGCATCAGCAGTCGTGTTAGCCTTTAAAGCAGAGTATCCAACGCCCACGTTGTAACTGCCAGAAGTCGTGGCTTGCATAGCTGCCGCACCAATCGCTGTATTTTCAGCACCACTAGTAAAGCCAAGCCCTGCGTTGTAACCAAGAAATGCTAAACCACCCGTATTAGTTTTTCCATAAACAGTTCCTTCTGTTGTTGGTGCAGCAGAAGAAGCACCACCACCAGAAGCCGCAATCGTAATTGCACCCGCAGCATTTGTAATCGTGACGTTAGTTCCAGCAGTCAATGTCGCCTTGGTCAGCGTATTGCCTGTGCTGTTACCAATTAAAAGTTGACCATCTGTGTAGGATGTTTGACCAGTACCGCCATTAGCTACTGCCAAAGTACCCGCTAAAGTGATTGTTCCAGTTGTAGTGACAGGGCCACCAGAAGTAGTCAATCCTGTTGTGCCACCAGATACATCAACACTTGTTACAGTTCCAGAACCACCACTAGCTGCCGCAATGGTTTGATTAGGCCATGTTCCTGTAACAGTTACGTTTGTACCAGCAACAATGCTAGGAGTAGCTGTTCCTGTACCACCATTAGCGACAGGAAGTGTGCCTGTTACACCAGTAGACAAAGGCAAACCAGTTAAATTGGTTGCAGTACCGCTAGATGGAGTACCAAGCACACCACCATTAACCAGAGGTGCGCCAGAAGAGCCTACATTGACCGCTAGAGCCGTTGCTACGCCTGTTCCTAGACCTGACACACCAGTAGAGATTGGAAGCCCTGTAGCGTTCGTTAAAGTTGCGCTAGTAGGTGTACCAAGAATAGGAGTCACCAAAGTAGGTGAAGTAGCAAATACTGCTGATCCTGTTCCTGTTTCATCAGTCAAAGCACCCGCAAGGTTGGAGGAGCTAAATGAACCAAGAGATGTAGCATTGCCAGTAGAAGTAATAGCACCCGTTAGGTTGGCGTTAGTTGTGACGTTACCTGCTGTCAAACCAGAAGCAGTACCTGTGATATTTGTGCCAACCAAAGCAGATGGAGTGCCTAGAGCAGGAGTAACTAAAGTTGGGCTATTGGCAAACACCAAAGCACCTGATCCTGTTTCGTCAGTAACGGCAGAAATTAGGTTTGCAGACGATGGAGTAGCCAAGAAAGTAGCTACACCAGTACCCAAACCACTTACACCTGTTGAGATCGGCAATCCTGTTAGGTTAGTTGCCGTACCAGAAGCAGGAGTTCCCAATGCGGGAGTCACCAATGTTGGCGAGTTTGACAACACTACATTGCCTGTACCAGTTGCAGTAGTTACACCAGTGCCACCATTAAGAACAGGCAAAGTGCCAGTAATATCAGAAGTAGAAAGACTTACTGCATCCCATGTAGCGTTAGTGCCATCAGTCTGAAGATACTTATTTGCATTGCTTGTTTGGCTAGGCAAGAGGTTATTCAGAGCAGCAGTAGCCGTAGAAGCACCAGTACCGCCATCAGCAACCGCTAAATCAGTAATACCAGTGATTGAACCACCAGTAATATTGGCAGAAGCATTGTCTGTTTTAGTCGCAACCGCAGTCTGAATATTGTTAAATTCAGTATCAATCTCAGTACCTTTGACAATCTTTAAAGGATTGCCAGGTGATAAGTTATCTTTGGTAGCGAAATTGGTTGATTTGGTGTAATTTGACATGGTTTACCTCTTACCCTATTTTGCCATCTTTGGCTTGAATTTCAATCTTTTGCAGAGAAAATGAAACATTATTGATCGTTGTTTCATAACCAGTTTGAACAATTTTTCCAGAACCTGAAGCATTGGCTGTCAAAGTCTTAATTGGAACACCACTTGTGTATTCAGCAATGTTGTATTCAGCAATGCCATATTCATAGCTTATTTGTGTAGGAATATAAACATTCTCTGATTGATAAGCACCAGAATAATCAAATCCCCACTTGATCGTTAAGAACTGATTAGACCCACCAATTACAACAGCAGTAATATTTTTCAGAATAGAAATCTGATTAGGGTTTCCTAAGTCAGCATTGTTTGTGTAATACAAAAAACGATATGTGGATGCGTCATCAAGATAAGTTCCATACTTACCGATATACCCATTCTTACCAATGTACAAGTCGCCATTACGCAAAGAACGTAAAGCAGTTGGAGCAATTGAGTCCCACTTCGTTACACGAGAAGACCCGTCTTGCAAGGATTGCTTGGTATCGAAGCAGTAAACTTGGAAAGTAGCAGGTAAAACAAGTAGATAAAAGGCTTCTTTTTCTGAGTAAACAGACTTCAGATTAGCCAATGTTTCGCTTGCCAGTGATGAATTTAGGTCAAAACGAACATTCTTAGACAAGTCTCTCAGGGGTGCAGACTTCTCTTGGATAGTCCTCATTAATGAACGAACACCTGAGTCTGATAAGAAAATAACATCAGAGCCAACGCTTTGAATCGTATCTCTTGCGATACATCCAATAGAGCCGATTGTGTCGCTCAGAACCAAGGATGCGGGTGTTGAAGCACCAGAATAAACAAGAATCTGTCGTTTACCAAAGATAAACAAGAAATCATTGTGAGCTGCCAAGCCCATAATCTCATCTGCACCATTAGGCCACACACGGGACACATCTAAGTTCCCTGAAGTGCCACCACCCCATACATGACCTGCAATCAGATCAGAAAAGGTAACAGTTACTTTGTCAGTAGATGTATTAGCCACCCACAAACGACCAAATGCTGAAATAGCAATGTTTGCTTGAGGAACAGTAGCCACATAACCAGACTTCTCAGAGATTCTGCGGTAAGTAGTTGTACTTATAGCGGGGTCATAAATCAAAGGATCGTGACCTGTTTGAAAGAAGTAGGCAATGCCATTTAAGGATGCAGTTTGCCAGTTAGATGCCGTGATAGTAGGAGCAGTACCGCCACCACCATAGGTCAACTCAGTAACCGCATTAGAAGTGCCAAGTTTGAATATCTTGTTGTTGCCAGCGAATAGAACTGTAAGAGTTCCATCGTTTTGGACTAACTCATGGATTACACCAACATCGTTAGCACCTAGATTGCCAGAGGAAGGATTAACCCTTGACCAACCTTTTCTAGCACCAATACGACCATACTGATCCAAGATGCAGTTAGTTGCAACCAAAGCAAAGCCAGCCCCTAAATCAAGGGGAGAGTCTTCAGTATTCAGGCCATAGAAGC